AATTCAACATCTGGTTGAAAATTAAAGTCTCTAGAGGCTAAATCTTGGCTGCCCACCTGCTTTAAATTTTGCCTTGGTAGTTGTATAGAATAGTTAAAATCTTGAACCGCTATGTATAACTTGCAATCAAGATTCGATGTAGAAAAACCTTGACTGGTATCATTAACAAATACAGCGATATTGTTGCTATTTAATATATTTGTAGCCATTTTATGTTCCTGTTGGGATTACTCCTAATGGATCTTCTACTAGGTCTACGCTAAGATTATTAGAGTTAAAAGCCACCCAAGTATGACTCCAAGAAGGAGAGTAATATACTTTAGGTCTATTGTATACAGAAGGAATCTGATGTTCAAACCTTCTATATCCACCTTTTCTTTCTAAAAAATGAATCATAGATTTTAACTGATGATCGCTTATGTTAGTAAAATTATAACTCATGTTAAAAGTAGAAATATTATCATTAGTTTTTAATCTCTGTTTAAATGAGTTTTTAAAATTTTGTATGTCAGATTTGATTCGAACATCATTACTAGTTCCTATATCTGGTTCAAAAAAGAATTTTTGAGTCCATGCAGATGAATCTCCTGTTGGACTATTAGCGGCGTTAGAAGAATGATCTCCAGAACAGTAATAAAAATTATCAAGCTTGTTTTGATTAATCCCGCTAAATACAACATCATATTTTTTATAGCTTCTTGATGGAACCCATCCCTGAAATGGAACATTAGCAAAATTTCCACCAGACCAATTCAATAAAGTAGGAGCACCATCAACACTTATACTAACCCCAACCTCAAAGTGCTGATTATTAATAAAGTTTACTGCATAGTTATTACAAAATCCAGATACTGTTTTATAAGTTCTAGTGTCTGCTATAAACTCTATTTGATTATTACCAGATTGGTTCTCTAAGAAAGCTGCTAGCTTTCTAGCATTAGTTTCATTAACATCATACCTGATATCAAATTGTGCTGTCAAATTATTTAAAGATAATGGGACTAAATTAAAGTAAAAATCATCAGTAATATAACTATTGACATCGGATGAAAAGGTTACTTTTGATCCATAAACAGGAGTCAAAGAGAGATCACTTAGTTCACTTGGAACCGCAACTCCAGAAATATTTACATCTCTGTTATAGAATAAACTTTCTCCCATTATTGATGTCCTACATAATTTAAGGTTAATCTGAGTGAGCCGTCAGCTGTGGCACTTAGCTGTTCTGATGTTAAAACTGCATTGGGCACGGTATAACTTTGTATATTGACTCCATCTTTTCCATCTACAACTAAAGTAATTAGTCTATCTCCATTTTTACCAGATGTTAAAAACGTATAACCGCTCTCAGGCATCGCATTATCGACTTCAAGTTGAACAGTGGCTTTGTATGTTGTAGGGCTTATGTATTTAACATCTACGGCGTTTTCTGATCCTATTGTGTAATAAGGCTTGTATTTAAATTCTTGATTGTAATCAAAACCTAAAACTCGATTGCTAGTTACATTATCAGCCGTGATAGATATTGATCCTTGACTTGGTATGTGTATATCGCTTGTATTAGTTCCTGATGCATTCGCTCCCGACCTTAATTCATCATAAACCACAAGGCTATAATTAGTTCTAGGCATAGACCCTACAGCACAATTTACAGAGGAGCTTACCATATAACCACTTTGAAATCCATATGAAGCACCCTCATAATTTAAGCTACCGCTAAAATTTTGCCCTTGAGTTGTTAATGAATCCAAAGGGGTGTTACACATTAAAGATCTTGAAATAGAAACTGTTTGTTTAGTGGGTCCACCAACAGAAACAAGACCTTTATGATAACCTAGAGGATTTGTTATAGTCGCAGAATTATCATAAGAGATATCTACAGATGTAACTCCTGATATCTGCTCTCCATCAACAAAAAAGTGGGAATCGTAATTTGATTTTGACCCAAACATATTATCTTCTTCTTAAAGTTCCGCCTAATCTCTGCTCATCACTGATTGTTTGTTTTACTACATCTTTTATTCTCTTAGCAAGGTTCTGCTGCTTTTCTTCGGCGTTACTGTCCTCTGTTTCTGTGCCATCAGAGTTGATAGTTATATTAACTACTGTTTCACCTCTATCTCCAGAGACCGCTATTAATTGATCTAGTCTTTGTAATAAGGCTCCGTTATCATCACCGCCCGTTGCACCAGCGTTAGCGGCAGCTAAGTTGCCAACTCCTATTCTCTGTGTGGCGGCAGCATTCATAACAAATTCACCACCAGATAACATGGTTGGGACTGAATCAATTCCAGATGTAGGAGCAATATAACCACCAGTTGCTTTAGCAGGGAGCATTGTGTTACCTGCCATCTGCCTAGATAGAAATATATTCATTGCCTCTATTTCAGCCTCAGACATTACTGGTAAACGTGCTAAAGGTGGCAATGCATTCTCAACAGAAATCGGAGCCACCTCTGGCTCGGGGGCAATTCCACTCAATACACCTGAAGCACCACCAACTGGTATAGCTCTTCCTGGAAACTTCTCAAAAACAGTTTGTGCTACTCCAGCTTTTGATACATTAGGGAATAACTTATTAGTTATACCCTTTAAAGCTATACCTGCGACTGCTCCTATAATAGATCCTAGTAAACCCCTTCTGGCTTGCTTGTCTCTCTCCTTCGCCTGTTGCTCTGCTTGCACCTGCCTTGCAAACAATCCAAAAGCCTCTCTTTTTGACTCTTGCTCTCTTTGGAACATTGGACTGTTTCTTCTCCCAAACATTGTCAACCTTCCACTTTGTGGCTCTAAAGAGGCGAAACCAAGACCACCTGAACCTCCTATGCTATCAAAACCACCTCCAGTGAATGATTGTGTGGCAAAGTTGAGTAAATTAGATTTACCTCTAATAGCTCCCTGCCCGAATGTTCCTGGAGTAAACATGCCTCCTGTATTAAACATTGGTATGTTACCAGAGTTTATGGCCTCCATAAATCTAGGCCCAAATTTTTCAACAGCACTTCTTCTCATAACAAACTCTCCTCCAGTGAGAAGAGCTGGAACATCATCTTTAACTCCAGAGCCACCTGTAATCATGCCTCCTGAGTTAGCAGCTCTTAGATTACTTATTCCTCCTGTAAAAGTCTTGAAAAAACTAGAGCCAACAACATCATTAACAGCTTCTTGTAGGAAAGCCTGTGAAATCATATTAAAAAAGCTAGTAGCTCCCTGCATAAGAGCGTCACTTAAACTTTTTCCTTTAGCAATGGCATCAACCATAGCATTACCAATTGTTTGAGCAAACTGCTGAGAGGCGTCAATTATTTTACCGCTAAATTGTTCAGCTTCATTAAGATCAAGCAAAGTCTCAATGTCATTGTTTCTCATAGCTTCGAATCTAGCTTGGAAATTTTCGTCTCTAATTAATCCTTTTAATCTATCTGCTGGATTAGTTGATAGCTGAGAACCTAATAAGTCACCTACTCTACCAGCCTGTAAGGATCTAGCTTGCGCCTTTAATAAAAAAGCCCTGTTGGGATCACCTTGAATGAATTGTGTATTTTGTTTACGTTGTTTTGCTTCTTCTATGATTTGTTCAGTGCTTCTTTTTCTCTCCTTAGTTTCTTCTTCAAATTCCTCTTTAAGTTTTTTTCTGAGATCTATAAATGCTTCCTGTAAATTAGTGGGATCTATCGTAGTTGGTAAAAATGAAGAAAGCATATTGTCTTTGCCAGAAAACCTGCCCGTTCCGAACATCAGGTCCATCAACTCTTGTCTGTTTTTTATTTTTGCTGAATCCTGTATTATTGAATCCATTATTGTCTTGCCCTGAACATTTTCTCCTAATTGGCCAAGATTGTCTAAAACATTACCAAATTCAGTAGCAAATCTATCTGCCTGCGATGCAAACTCATTATTTCTAGCTAAGTCACGATCTATTTCAGCCAGTCTTACTGCATCCTCTGAATCCCGAAACTCTCTATCGATTGCTTGGAATGCATCTGGTCTACCTAAATTTCTTGCAGTAATACCTGCTCTTATTTCAGCCCTTCTCTTTAGAAGCTCTTTGTTGCTAGCTATTTGAGATACTACTCGATCCTTGTTAAGTCTATTTGCTAATACGAACTCCTCTTCTCTTGATCTTACTTTAGCTAGAGCAATTTGTCCTTCTACGTTTAATTGTGCTTTCGCATTTTTGAGTCTTTGATCAGAAAGTGCTACAATTTTTCGTTCTTCTTCAGCTACACGTAGAGCTGACCCGACATTACCTTCCATTATTCCCGCTAGAGTTTTATTTATCTCCAGTTGTTCATCTTTTTCTATTTTACCATCTTTTGAAAACCGTGCTATTTGGCCTTCTAAAATATCAATATTGTGTAGCACAGTGCTTAGTTCCTTGCTGGCACCTACAGTATTTACGACACTGCCGAGAACTGTGTCTCTATGCTTGATTTCCGCTTCTAATATTTTAATCAGGTTTTCTTCCCTAGCTATCTCCTCCGCAGTTAAACCACCTGTGATTTTCTGTTTTTCTAAATTGTTTTTTCTTTTGTTAAGAATTTCTGTATCCATCTTGGCTAACGCAGCAGCCTGTTTTATCCTTGATTGAGCATCTTTAGTGTTTATTCTTTCTCTTTCTGCATTAGAGGCTTCTACTGCTTGTGCAGCCGCCTTATCAGCAGCAAGTAGTTGTTCTCTAAACTTTAAAATTCTATCTACTGTTATTTCTTTTAGCGTCCCCTCGTCTCCTCCAAAAAATTCAGTTAAAACCTGTAATTCATTCTTTCTTGTGAAGTCGGTGTTTTTGCCTTTTTTAAATTCATCCAGCTGTTCTTTCGTAGCCGTTCTTAAGAAATCCAAAAGCTGGTCAGGTCCTCCTTCTAGACCCTTTGCATTTTTTCGTTTGCTTTTGAGCGCTGCACTTGTTTTATTAACATCTTTTAGAGATTCTTCAAATTCAGTAGCGGCATCAATTTGATCAGATAAAAAATTAGCGAATTCAGTAGCTTCATTTTTAGTGATTCCACCTACTTTAATTTCTTTTATTTTATCATCGATAATATTAGAACCAACACCTGCGCCTATAGCTTGTCTTACATTTTCAAGTAGTGCTTTTTCTAATTTGCCTTTTAATAAGCCGCCAGCGTCGAACCCCTCAAAATTAACACCCTTAAGGCTTTCTGCGGCTACAAAGTCAGCTACTAAATTTACTCGGTTTTGTCCAACCCCACTTAGCGCAGAAAGATTTCTGCTAGCACCTTTCGCAGCGTCAGCAACTTGAGCTAATCCGTCTTTAGCTGCATTAGTAACACCACTAAAAAGATCTACAGATTCTGTTATAGATTTAAAACCTGCTACTAT